ATTTTGATATAAATGTATTGATTCGGGAGGTGTTGCCAATACTTAATAAACACGAACTCACACTTTTACAACCCATCAAAGATGGTGAAGTTTGCAGTGTGATAAGTGATGGAAAAAACTTCATTAAAAGTGGAGTGAAACTTCCTAAAATAAATGATCCACAGAAACTCGGATCAGCAATTACGTATTTCAGGAGGTACACATTGCAATCGTTGCTTTCGTTACAAGCGGAGGATGATGATGGTAATATGGCATCAGGAATGAAGCCAAAATTGTCAAGTGAGCAATTTGAAGTTGTGATGAAATCAGATCGACAAACTGCACTCAAAGCAATACAAAAAGCGGATTTATCCGCTGATCAATTAAATAAGTTAAAATCTAAATTCAATATATAATGGCAGAAGATAAAATTTTTGCAGATGGTTTCATTGTGAAACGTAGAGAAAATGCTCCCGATTTTGTGGTGGCAAATGTATCAATCAAAGTTGATGAATTCGGAAAATTTGTGAAAACAAATGCAAAGGATGGATGGATCAATCTTGATGTGAAAACCGCACAAAGCGGGAAAATGTATGCCGAATTAAACACTTGGCAACCCGATGGAAAAGTGCAAAAAGTGGCACAAGGGGAAAGCGACCTCCCATGGTAGGTCAAACAACGGGAGTGGCATTTTGCTGCTCCCTTTTTTTTATTTAAAACACAATAAAATGAATTCACCAATCGAAATATACAAATACGAAAACAAGCGGATCAAAAAATACAAAAAAGATTTCAATGAAATCATTGAATCTTTGGATGTGGATTCGGAGGTAAAAGATGAATTGTCAAAACTTTTCATTTGGTATGGGAACGCAAGTTCCATCAAATCAAAGGCATATCAGGAAATGAAACAATTTAAAAAATAAAACACAATACAATGAAACAGATAAAAGATACAAACGAACAATATCACTCAAAGGATTCCATCAGCGCATCAGGATTGAAAATGATTGCCAAAAAATCGGTGAAACATTTCCTTGATCGAAAATACAATGAAACCGATGCAATGAAATTTGGAACTGCGGTGCATACTGCAATGCTTGAAAGCGATAAATTTTATGATGATTATTACATAATGCCAAAAGTTGATGGGCGCACAAAGGAGGGCAAGGCACTCAAAGCGGAACACATCGAAAAGGCAAAAGGAAAAATCGTACTGGATGAGGATGATCACAATCGCATCAAAGCCATTATGGCAAACCTAAAAAACAACGAATTGGCACAAAAGTATTGCAAGGGGGAAATCGAAGTTTCACATTATGGTGAAATGGATGGTGTTGATATTCGTGTGCGACCTGATTGCAAAAATTCAATTGCGGGTTGGATTTCAGATGTTAAAACTTGTCAAGATAATTCGCCTGAAAAGTTTCGTATTGATGTGCTGAAATTCCGTTATGACTTACAAGCAACATTCTATTGTGATGCGCTTGGATACGATCCAAAGGAATTCCGTTTCATTGCAGTTGAAACCAATTATCCTTATTCTATTGAGGTGTATGGTTTGAGTGATGATTTGATTGAACTTGGTCGCAATGGGAATGCCTACAAAATGGGATACAAACAAGCATTGTGCAACTGGAAGTTTTACAAGGAAACAGATGTTGCACTTGGGTATGAATCACAAAATCGAAATGAGGATGGGAGCATCATTATCTAAAAAAATGACTATGAAGGAAGTTTCATCATTTGAAAAACGCAAGTTTGTTAATATGTTAAATTACTCCAACATTGTGAAAACATCAATTCAAGATTTTTTCAAAATTGATGTTAGTAAAAGAACAAGGAAACGTGAAGTTGTGGAGGCAAGATATATGTTTTATGAATTATGCCGAAATAAAAGGATGAGTTTGGCTCAAATTGGAAGATTTGTAAACAAGGATCACGCAACAATCTTGCATGGCATCAAACGATTTGGAATACTTTGTGAAGTTGATATTGAATTCAAAAACAATTTTGAATCTTTAAAATATATTGTTGATTTCAGATCCTCACGAAAAATTTTGCCAATTACCAGTGGCAAATCACTTTCATATCAACTTGCTGATGCATTAAGATTGATTAAAAAGTTGGAGGATGAAATTGATGCTTTGAGAATTCAAATTGCAAAATGTGAAAATCAATGATATTTTTTCCTAATTTTGTTAAAACCGCAACAAATATGGCAAAGGGGTTTCATAAGTATTTGGGCAATGAAGATAAATTGCAACATCAGGTGATGAATTTTATTCATTTGCAATATCCTGATGCGCTTTGCGCTCACGTTCCAAATGAAGGGAGGCGCACTCCATTTGAGCGGTTTAAATTCAAATATCTTGGTGGTAAATCGGGCATTCCTGATGTTTTGATTTTTGATTGCAATGATAATTTCAATGGTTTGGCTATTGAATTAAAGGCAGGAAATAACAAAGCAACAAGGAATCAGGTTGAATGGCTTGATCGTTTGAATGCAAAAGGGTGGGCAACATATTGCCTCAATGACTATAAAAAAGTTGTTGATGTAATTAAAAAATACTTTGGAAATGAAATATAGAAAAGTTTATTTTGATGAGGAAAATCAAAAAGTGCGTTGGACAATGAACAATACTGGGGATCTTGCAGTCAGCTATGAATATCTTGGCACAATGTCAAGAGTTGAAATTGATTTGCTTGTGGAAATTCTTTGGGAATTGTATGGTGATGAAAACATTAAATTCACAGATTTTGCCAAAACGTTTGGTGAACTCCGCACATTTTGTGATCAATTGAAACAAATCACAAGTTGAAAGTAAAAGGAAACAGAAAAAATGCAGATAAACAAAATTTACAAACCTGATCATTTCGATCAGTACACAATCATTCCTTTGGCTATATTTAGGCAAAAGGGAATATCAATGGCAGCATCGGGATTGTATGCTTGGCTATTTTCACACGATTCAAATCACGAAATCACAATGACTTTCATTGGAGGGCATTTCAAGGATGGAAAAGATGCCATCAATTCAAGGGTTAAGGAATTGGAAACACTTGGATTTTTAGTGCGTGAATCGGTGCGTGAAAACGGAAAATTTGCGGGATACAATTTCAGGATGTGTGTGCCAACAACCATTGCGGAAAAAACCGCAACGGGAAAAACCGCTGCGGAAAATCCGCAACAAAGTAATAATATATATAATATATATAATAATAATATACAAGATAATGTACAAGATCATGTACAAACACTTGTACAAGACAATGTACAATATCATAATAAAACATATAATATTCCTCAAACTGTAAAAACCGCATTGGATCACTTCATTGAATTGTTTCCTAAAAAGTATCAACCAACAACCGATGCGCAAAAATTAAAGTGGGCGGAATGCTTGGAGCGTGTTGAGCGTATTGATGGATACGATTTGCGTGAAGTTTACAAAATGGCAAAGAAACTTCGTGAGGATCAATTTTGGAGTGGCAATTTCCTTTCAATACTTAAATTGCGCAACAAGGATAAAAATGGGATTCTTTGGGTTGATCGTTTTATGGGGATGGAAAAATCAGGAAAACCACAAGCGTACAAAATGATTCCAAACCTAATCAAGTTTTACAAATACAATGATCCTGCGGGAAAACCAATGATTGGTGCAATAACTAAATATGCAGAACTGGATGATTTCGCATTGGTATATAAACTTGGCACAACGGAATACGAAAATTTGAAAAAATATCTTGATGGAAAAGGATAAATTTTATTTTTTGGATGAGTGGGAATGCGATTTGATACGTTTTCACGCAAAACAAAGGCAAATAAACAAGGAACGTAGTGGCATTGATGGTTTGGGTACTGTGAATGAAAAAAGTGGCTTAGAACTCAACTATGCGGGTTTTGCTGCGGAATACATATTTTGCAGGGAAATGAATTTGTTTCCTGATTTTAGTGTGAACAATGATTCAAAGAAAAAAGGAACGGATAAATACGATGCCACGTGGAATGGATGGAGTGTGGATGTGAAGTGTTCACGTAATATCCGAAATCCAATGATGATTCCTGAATACTCAAAATGTGATGTTGATATATTTGCTTTTTTTCAAGGGGATGAACATCGGTTTGAATTCAAAGGATTCGCAACCAATGGGATGGTGTTTGATGAGCGGAGGTTGAAATTCACTCGTGTATTGTCTT